TTGGCTGTACCAGCCGGGGGCAGGCACACCGCGCCGGGCTGTGGCTGATTAAAACGGAACTGCTGGAGACGCAGACCGTGGATTTCAGCGTGGGTGCTGAAGGGCTTCGCCATGTACCGGGCGATGTCATTGAAATCTGCGATGATGACTATGCCGGTATCAGCACCGGTGGTCGCGTGCTGGCGGTGAACAGCCAGACCCGGACGCTGACGCTCGACCGTGAAATCACGCTGCCATCCTCCGGCACCACGCTGATAAGCCTGGTTGACGGTGAGGGTAATCCGGTCAGCGTGGAGGTCCAGTCCGTCACCGACGGCGTGAAGGTGAAAGTGAGCCGTGTTCCTGACGGCGTTGCTGAATACAGCGTGTGGGGGCTGAAGTTGCCGACGTTGCGCCAGCGCCTGTTCCGCTGCGTGAGTATCCGTGAGAACGACGACGGCACGTATGCCATCACTGCCGTGCAGCATGTACCGGAGAAAGAGGCCATCGTGGATAACGGGGCGCACTTTGACGGCGACCAGAGCGGCACGGTGAATGGTGTCACGCCGCCAGCGGTGCAGCACCTGACTGCCGAAGTCACCGCAGACAGCGGGGAATATCAGGTACTGGCCCGCTGGGACACGCCGAAGGTGGTGAAGGGCGTGAGCTTCCTGCTTCGCCTGACCGTGGCAGCGGACGACGGCAGTGAGCGGCTGGTCAGCACGGCCCGGACGACGGAAACCACATACCGCTTCACGCAACTGGCGCTGGGGCGTTACACGCTGACAGTCCGGGCGGTAAATGCGTGGGGGCAGCAGGGCGATCCGGCATCGGTATCGTTCCGGATTGCGGCACCGGCAGCGCCTGTCACTATTGAACTGATACCAGGGTATTTTCAGATAACAGCGGTCCCGAAACTGGCTGTATATGACCCGACGGTGCAGTTTGAGTTCTGGTTCTCGGAAAAGCGGATTACCGATATCAGGCAGGTTGAAACCAGCGCGCGTTATCTTGGTACGGCGCTGTACTGGATAGCCGCCAGTAGCAATATTAAGCCGGGTTATGATTATTACTTTTATATCCGCAGCGTGAACACTGTTGGTAAATCGGCATTTGTGGAGGCCGTCGGTCGGGCGAGCGATGATGCGGAAGGTTATCTGAATTTTTATAAAGGGTTGATCAATAAAACGCATCTCGGCAAGGAACTGCTGGAAAACTTTGAGCTGACGGAAGATAACGCCAGCAAACTGGAGGAGTTTTCGAAAGAGTGGAAGGACGCTAACGATAAATGGAATGCCATGTGGGGCGTCAAAATTGAGCAGACCAAAGACGGCAAACATTATGTCGCGGGTATTGGCCTCAGCATGGAGGATACGGAGGAAGGCAAACTGAGCCAGTTCCTGGTTGCCGCTAACCGTATCGCGTTTATTGACCCGGCAAACGGGAATGAAACGCCGATGTTTGTGGCGCAGGGCAACCAGATATTCATGAACGAAGTGTTCCTGAAGTATCTGACGGCTCCCACCATTACCAGCGGCGGTAATCCTCCGGCATTTTCCCTGACACCGGACGGGCGGCTGACGGCGAGAAATGCTGATATCAGCGGTAACGTGAATGCGAACTCCGGGACGCTCAATAATGTCACGGTAAATGAAAACTGTACGATTAAGGGCATGCTGGAGGCGAACCAGGTCAGAGGTGACTTCGTTAAAACTGTATCCAAATCATTCCCGAAAAAGGCTGGTACGTGGGGTAACACGGAAACACCAAACGGGACGGTTACAGTCACCATTTACGATGATCATAACTTTGACCGCCAAATCATTATTCCGCCCATTATTTTTAACGGTGTGGCGTATGACGATCCGGGGAGCGGTAATAACCCGGGAGGTACGCGATACACGGGTTATGGTTTTGAAGTTCGCAAAAATGGCGTATTAATCGCATCCAGAGAAACTAAAGGAGCCATTCCCGGTAGTTACAGTGCGGTTATTGATATGCCGAGTGGTGGTGGTAACGTCACTCTGGAGTTTAAGATTTTCCAGAAAGGCAATCAGGGCGCAGGTAACATCACAGACTGTACGGTGATTGTGACCAAAAAAGCTGCTTCCGGTATCAGTATCCGTTGAAATATTTATAACCCCAATACGGGCGCCAGAAATGGCGCCTTTTTTATTTGTGGAGTGAGTATGGCAGTACAGATTTCAGGTGTGCTGAAAGATGGTGCGGGAAAACCAATACAGAACTGCACTATTCAACTGAAGGCAAAGCGTAACAGCACCACGGTACTGGTGAACACGGTGGCCTCTGAAAATCCGGATGAAGCCGGGCGTTACAGCATGGATGTTGAGTATGGCCAGTACAGCGTTATCCTGCTGGTTGAAGGTTTTCCGCCTTCACATGCCGGAACCATTACCGTCTATGAAGGTTCCAGACCAGGTACGCTGAATGATTTTCTCGGTGCCATGACGGAAGATGATGTCATGCCGGAGGCATTGCGTCGTTTTGAGGCAATGGTGGAAGAAGCGGCACGCAACGCTGAAGCCGCCTTTCAGAGCGCAGCGGCGGCAAAGAAATCCGAAGCTGCTGCGGCATCATCGAAGAACGCGGCGAAAAGCTCAGAAACGAATGCAGCTAACAGCGCACAGGCGGCAGCGGCCTCACAGACTGCATCGGCAAACTCCGCGACAGCAGCCCAAAAATCAGAAGCCAACGCGAAAAATAGCGAAACAGCCGCAAAGACGAGTGAAACCAACGCGAAGTCCAGCCAGACGGCAGCGAAAACCAGCGAAACGAATGCCAAAGTCAGTGAAACTGCAGCGAAAAACAGCCAGGCTGCAGCAGCTGAAAGCGAGAGCGCAGCAGCCGGTTCTGCGACTTCAGCAGCTGGATCAGCAACTGCTGCGGCTAACAGCCAGAAAGCTGCGAAGGCGAGCGAAACTAACGCAAAGTCCAGCCAGACGGCAGCGAAGACCAGCGAAACGAATGCCAAAGCCAGCGAAACTGCGGCGAAAAGCAGTCAGGATGCAGCAGCCGAAAGCGAGAGTGCTGCAGCTGGTTCTGCAAGCGCGGCGGCTGCTTCTGCCACTGCATCAGCTAACAGTCAAAAAGCAGCAAAAACCAGTGAAACCAACGCAAAGGTGAGCGAAACAGCGGCTGCGAACTCAGCGAAAGCATCGGCAGCAAGCCAGACGGCAGCTAAAGCAAGCGAAGATGCAGCCAGAGAGTACGCAAGCCAGGCTGCGGAGCCGTATAAATATGTCTTACAGCCGCTGCCTGATGTGTGGATACCATTTAACGATTCGCTGGATATGATTACGGGCTTTTCGCCGTCATATAAAAAGATTGTTATTGGTGATGATGAAATAACGATGCCTGGCGACAAGGTTGTTAAGTTTAAACGCGCATCGAAAGCAACCTATATTAATAAATCTGGTGTGCTGACAGAGGCTGCCATTGACGAGCCACGGTTTGAACGTGATGGCCTGCTTATTGAGGGGCAAAGAACGAACTACATGCTCAATTCGGAAAGCCCTGCCAGTTGGGGGCGATCGTCAAATATGGATGTGCCCGAAACCGGGACGGATAGTTTTGGTTTTACCTATGGAAAGTTTGTCTGTAACGATTCTCTGATTGGGCAAACCTCAGCCATTAATATGGCATCAATTGCTGCAACAAAGTCAGTTGATGTCTCAGGCGATAATAAACACGTGACAACCTCATGTCGTTTTAAAACAGAACTGCAGGTAAGGTTGCGTATCCGGTTTGATAAATATGACGGTAGCGCAACAACTTTTCTTGGTGATGCGTATATTGATACACAAACGCTTGAAATTAATATGACAGGCGGTGCTGCCTCAAGGATTACAGCGAGAGTCAGAAAGGACGAAGCTACCGGATGGATTTTTGCAGAGGCAACAATTCAGGCAATTGATGGGGAGTTAAAAATAGGTTCTCAGATACAGTATTCTCCTAAGCAGGGCGGGGCAACCGTATCTGGTGACTATATTTATCTGGCCACCCCACAAGTAGAAAATGGGCCTTGTGTATCATCTTTTATTATATCAGGAACGACGGCGGCGACCCGCGCAAGCGATATAGTTACAGTTCCAATTAAGAATAATCTTTATAATCTTCCTTTTACGGTTCTTTGTGAGGTACATAAGAACTGGTATAAAACGCCAAATGCAGCGCCGCGTGTTTTTGACACCGGCGGTCATCAAACCGGAGCGGCTATTATTCTTGGCTTCGGTTCTTCAGCAGATTACGACGGATTTCCTTATTGCGATATTGGAGGAGCTAACAGACGGGTAAACGAAAACGCATCGCTTGAAAAAATGGTTATGGGGATGCGTGTAAAGTCAGATCAGTCTACGTGCTCAGCAAGTAACGGGCGTATATCCAGCGAAACAAAAACCACATGGTCCTGTATTCAGAACACCGCAATTATCCGTATTGGAGGCCAGACTACAGCCGGGTTACGTCATTTATTTGGTCATGTCAGGAATTTCAGAATATGGCACAAGGCATTGACTGATGCTCAGGTGGGGGAGTCAATCTAATGAAAGATTTAACACTCAAATTTGAAGACAGGGCCGACTTTTCGGCCTTTATGGAGAGTATTGGCTATTATGATGACGAGTCGATGCAGGATGATATTCTTATCGACGTGATAGGTAACGCGTACAAAGAAACCGGAGAACTGACTGAAGATGGCGAACCGGTATGTGTTAAGGAAGACGGATATTTTGTAAACGTGCGCATCATTAATGATTCGCAAATATCGTCATTATTCGATGAGTACGTGGTTGCTGTTGAGCATCAACTTCGTGGCTGGATGTGAGGAAGAAAAATGGCTACATCGACAGTAATTCCTGATGACATCAAAACGCTAAAATCCGACGTTAGCAAATTAAAAAACGATCAAGGAAGCTACGCAACAAAATTATATGTAGACAGCAAAGATGAAATCGTTGGTGACTGGTCTGCTTCATGGTATCAGCAGGTATTGCCAACTAGCGGAGCTATATTTGGGAGAAAACTCCGCTCAACTCACAGGACGGCAGGTGTTGAGGATGCGTATTGCGAACTATACCTCAAAAAATGGATAGACAGTCCAGGTAACGCAATGGCGCGCCTTAACCTGAACGATAACGGGACAAACATTTGCTGGGACTTTACCAACCTTTATGGCGGTACGATGATTTTTCCCGGTGACAGCGGATACCTCAAAATGGGTAACTGCCTTATGTCATACAGCAAGCGTGGAAGTAACGCGCTTATTAAATTTGATTACACCGACACATTACAGATCAAATATGCCAATCATGGGTCAACCATGACATTAAACACACAGGGAACCGCTTATGCTGGTGTTACTGCTCAATTGTGGGGCAACTCCAGCCGTCCTGTTGTTTATGAAGTCGGTGTTGATGGTGGCGCTTATATGTTCTATGCGCAGAAAAATACCGATAACACCTATATGTTAAGCGTTAATGGTGCATGTCATGCCACAGCATTTAACCAGCATTCCGACCGGGATCTGAAAGACAACATTCAGGTGATCGATAATGCAACCGACCGCATCCGTAAAATGAACGGCTATACATACACGCTTAAAGAAAACGGTATGCCCTATGCTGGTGTCATTGCACAGGAAGCTCTGGAAGCAATCCCAGAAGTTGTAGGTTCCGCAATGAAATATCAGGACGGTGCAAGCGGATCGGAAGGTGAAGAAGGTGAACGTTATTACACAGTAGATTATTCTGGTGTTACTGGCTTGCTTGTTCAGGTAGCCAGAGAGTCAGACGACAGAATAACAGCACTGGAAGAAGAAAATGCAGAATTAAAACAAAGATTATCTGCAATTGAGGCGACGCTTGCGTCTAAATAATATTAAGGGGCCGAGCGCCCCGTTTTATTGGGTAGGATGAAAATGGATATAACACCTTTCCTTCATGCACTTTGTGCTGTGGCTGCGCAGGTACTGGTTGGTCTTTTTACCGGAAACTGGGCTTACGGGGCGATAGCCGGTTGTACGTTCTTCATTGCTCGTGAACATACCCAGGCAGAATATCGCTGGATTGAAATGTTCGGGCATGGCAAGCGTATGAATATGCCGTGGTGGGGTGGTTTTGATCCGCGCGTGTGGGATGTGGCAAGCCTGATGGATTTTTCTGTGCCGGTGGTGGCGTGTCTGCTGGTCTGGCTGTTGGTTAATCGTGGGTGAAAAAAGGTGAGCTGTATATGCAACGGAGGAAGAAACCTCGCTGCTGGAAGCCTGGAAAAAGTATCGGGTGTTGCTGAACCGTGTTGATACATCAACTGCACCTGATATTGAGTGGCCTACGAACCCTGTCAGGGAGTAATCATTGGGGATTATGCCGCAGAAACGTTGTATGCAATAACGTTCTGCGGTTGGCTGATGC